CCAAACATAGCCGATGGGATTGACTGAGGTGTATCACGAATACAACGAAGAAGACCTCGCTGAATAATAGGAACAGCCCGACCACATCGTGCAACAGTTTTCAATGCCTCAAACACAGTCATTTGAGAATCAAAAATCATATTAAACGTATCGCCACGTGCCGTCCAAATTGCCTCCAGTTCCGCCAACTCGGACAGCGGTAATCGTTTATCAGGGATTTCGCCACCGTTTGACGATCTGGCAATATAGGCAAAGACATCAGAAATACGTCTTGTAGCGATTGGCGCAGACCACGTTTTTGACTGCACATCATATTGAGGTAATTTGCGCTCAAAAATACCGTTAATCAGACGCATCGTTTCGCTGTTCAGCTTATCGGTTGCCGTCACTTTCAAAACAATCGTTGTGATATCTGACAGATCAGGCCCACCCGTCGTCAAATAGGCACGAGTTTGCCCCCATCTCACCTCATGTCCAGCACGAACACTTTCATCTTTATCATCTGTCCGCTTGATCCGCATCTCATAACGGCCATCAGGAAGACTAAAATCAGACAGAAGATATGAAAAAGATAAACGAATTGGCGTGTTCGTATTCGCCGTATGAGTTTCGGTTCCCAACACCGTCCAAGTTCCACCCCCAACAGGATCGCCAGCATCATCAATTTCGCGAGCCTCAACCGTCCAATTCGCAGTTTTATTCTGCAAATTACCGTTATTATCAGAATAATAAAGCCCGCGAGAAAAGAGGATATCAACACCAAGCTTATTTGCGCGCGTCCCCGCCGGGTTAATAACAAACGGACCAACATAATCCCCGCCCAGATTTGGAGCAACCAGCTCCTGCCCCGCGACCTCCGGCGCTGTCACAACGTCTTTATCAATCAGGGTAATGCTCCCCCCCGGTGGGATGATTTCATAATCAACTCCTTCAGTAAGACCAAAAGACGAAAAAGGCGTATCGTCAATTCTCAGTCCATGGTTCACATATTCACCAACACCGACACAGAGAATGTCATGATAAATCTGCTCATTATCTACATATTCTGAGTAACCTCGTCTGGTCAAACGATCAGGATAAGTCAAATGTTTCCCGAATATCTCAGGTATAACCTGCCCTAAACGCGGCTGGTTTCCCTGAGCCTGTAGTGAATAAGTAGGACTTGGCGCAGGCGCATTTCCAAAACCATTAAAACTAAGCGATGGCGTCGCTGGTTTTGGGGCCGGGATCAAAGTATTAACCAACGCAACCCCCGCAAAAGCGACAGCCCCAGTTAATGCCTGCATCCCAATAATTGACGAAGTCGCCGTCATACCCAAAGCGGTTTCAATACTGGCAAAAAAAGCCATTTCCGGCGCAATTGCCGACGCCGCATATGGTGCGGCAATAATGACAGCGAGCATCAAAACCGTTTTCAACGGGTTTTTACCGCCACCACCGCCACCACCGCCAGCTGGCAACGTCACAAACTGGATACAATCAGTTTCACGGACAAACCGCCCTGTCCAGACTTTACGTAGAACAGGCTCACCATTTACAATACAAATACTGCGAGGATGGACATTCAACTTATTAAACGCACACGATACCGTCATCGGACGATCAAGGCGCAAAACCTTCTTGCCCTTATGTGGTGCAAACGGGTTTGTTACAACAACGGCATTTGCCCCAAGTTGCTTATTTTTCAACGCTGCCATGTTCAAACTATCCCTTAAATCGATAATATCCTTCGATTTTCCAACCATGTGCCAGCAGGTCGGAAACACTTTGGGCAACGCAACCATTACCTTCTAGGCAATGAAGTATGCGCGCACCCGCAATCGGGTCCGTCACATACACACCAATATGACGGGGATGTCTGCTACAACGAAGCTGCGCAACATCACCTTCAACCGGGTCCTCAACTTCTCGCCAACGCAATAATTCAGGATGATTTTTATATAAATGCGCCTGCCCTATCGCCGTTTCAGGGTTTGCAATAAACGGTAGCTCACGTTCGAATTGCTCACGTTGAATCTTACGGACAGCCTCCCAGCAATGGAAGTTTTCCTTATGATAAGGCAACCCAATATAATTCGCACACCAATGTAAACTCATCGCGCTAAACCCGGGAATTTCTTGGATGTATATTTCAAGCGCGGGAAAGACTTATTACCCATATCAGCAACCCTAATACGACCAGCAACCCTAATCGGGTTCGCCTTAGCATCAGAAAGGGTCATCTCCAAAGGAGGATCCTCTTGCGGCCCTTCAATGTCAGTCAGCAGATAAGACCGATAAGTCACAACCGTATCAAGCTTACTTTTTGCCGCCGCTTCCAAATGCTTCAATACTTCCTTACCAACATTATCCATCTCAAGAACAGCTTCAGGAGACGGATGAATATCAACAGGTGGCTCAACCAGATCAAAAGCAAAGGCGGTAAAGTACACCATCGCACCCGGATCAACAGGCGCATCCGCTTCCAACCGGGCCACAAGCCCGACCTGTGCTCGTGTCTCGTCATCCAAGCCATCAAGAACAGCATCAACTTCAGCAGAATTTTTATCCCGCCAAGCCTGCTCTTCCTCATAATTGCGAACAACCCGGATTGTCACAACATTACCTTGATCATCCTTAAATTCAGGATGACGAAGTTCTAATGTATGAAAAATAATTTCATTATCCGGCGCTGATGCATAAGCCTCTCTAATCGCCTCATCCAACGCATTATTCGGCATGCTTCACCTATAAAAAAGCCCACTGCCTAATGGGGTAGTTAATTTGATTGCCCCCTCGGCATAACAGTGCCACCGATAGGGTTAGGTACAACAGCAGACCAAGCAACACTTGACCCGCCAGATTTTGCGATAAAACCCGTTGCGTAAAATTCGATAACTGATCTGTCGTGAGTTGCCGCATAATAGGTGACGCCGTTCCATGTGACAGACGTGCAAGCCCCGCCGCACCAGACATATTTATCTTGACCTGAACTGCCGGATGTAATCGCGCTTGGCGTTACGTTTGACGCCTTAAGTTCTTTAAATGAACTATCCGCTGGCATGAAATCATAATTTATTTCACAAGGTGCCTTAACAAGAGGGAAAAAGGTGCCCGATAGTCCTGTAGCGACACTTACAGAAGAACCGCCATTAACCCTAACATCAAGTGTCCCATAATCACAATTTAGCTCAAATTCAAGTGTATCACTTGCAGATGCTGTATATGTTGTCTCTACCCGTTCTTCGCTCTCAATACCATACGAGCCGCCCGAACCGCTATCTGACACTTGCCATGCGTAAGAACCAGCGGTCATACCTACTGTCCCGACTTGATGCACCGTCCCGCTAACAGCCGAATTACCTTTAGTTACCGTACCGCTCGCAGCTTCATGCAAAGTGTTGAATGTCCATGCCACATCTGTAGGCGTATTCAAAATAGACGTTACAGTCCCGTTTATTGTCCAAGTGTTTCCATTGCCAGAACTATCGGTGCCTTCTGCACCTTCTTCAAATTTCAGCCAGAAACCATTGGTGCCATAATCACCCTGATATTTAATAGGGTTACAATGTCCATTATTAACTTCTACAAGTTTTCCATCAGGGATTACACCTTCCCCATCCACAAGCTGATAATCAGCAAATAGCAGTTTTGCTTTATCTCCATTGTATTCAAAAAAACCGATTTTATGCAGGTAGGTGCTGTTGTTTGTTTTCCATGTGCGGGCTGTTGTGTCATGCGTTGCATAGTCAACCTCTTCGCCATTCACATACAGGTAAGGGACGCCCCCCACCACACGTAGGCAAACATGCATAGGCGCTGTGTCACGATAGACAGCTTGAGTTTTAATAACATCGACCCCACCACAGCCAACAACGATAGAGTTATCTGTGTGAAAGTAGATGCTATCTTGGCTTAAATAGCCTGCTTCCCAAATGAACGTATATGACCCAAAACCTGTACGAGTAACCCATGCAGCGATTGTAAAGTTCTGCGTATCCGTTGTACTGGCAGGTGTTCGGCTGAGATATCCCGCGCCGTCCAATTGCAGTGCCCGTAAGACCGCGTAAGCAGAGACTGAGCTAATAATGCCAGCAAAAACTTGATAAGGAAGCATCAAAGCACCTCTACAGCCGTAAGTGTAGAAGATGCTGCACTTAGCAACTCGACATAAAGTTTTGTCGTTTTTCCACCCTTTAAGACTAGTGTGGTTGAGCCGTTTGCACTGTTCGTCAGTCCATTGGTCAATGTAATTGTCCGATCTGCAACAGGCGCAGCAAGTATTTTAAAGTCGCCCGCATCTTGCCCGGGAATCAAAGTCGGATGGGATAAATTTCGATCACCTGCTGGCACCCATCCAAAAGTGTTCCCATGTGCTAAATTCGGAACGACATCAGCCCCATCACTCAGAGGAACTTTCTTCTGCCCAAAACCAGCTTCAAGAACGGAAGCTACAGCCTTACGCAAAATATCTACACCTTCAGAGTTATCGATTTTTCGCCACTGTTCCCCATCTGAAATAATCCAATCCGGCGGGTTCCACCCCGTTTCGCCATCAATATTAGTCGTACCACTGACACCGACGATATAATATTGCCCCGCATTTGATGAATCAGCCACCGGGATAGCAGGTGTATTAGTCGCAGCATCCCAATTTCCCATATAAGCGATACTTGTAAAGCTGGA